GGAACGTTCTGCTGGAACAGACTTCGATGTCAATTTGCCTAGAGAATTTAGGTATTTTCCATTTGACCCTCGGGTTGATGAAGGTCTGGCTGCAGTTTCCGGCAAAAACCCCTTGCCTGATCTTGTTCCTTTGGAATCAGGTGAAAAAGTCACAGTTTATACATTAGATCCTATCAATCCAGCCTTCATGCAAACAATGAACGCTCTTTCTTCCGATATCAAAGCTACTATTTCTGCCAATGCAAACCGCTTTAATCAATCTTGGGTTGGTGCCCTCAATGATCTTGCTGCTGATGGACATAAAGTCACTCAAGCTACTCTTCGTCTTCCTCTTCCCCAAATCCTTGCAAAACATGATGAACTTAGACGACGCAAGCGAGGTGTTGATACAGTAGATGGTTGGGTGCGGGACCTTACAGAAGAGGGTGTTGAACCTAATCCTGGTCCTGTCACCTATTCTACTGATGCAGGCGGTACTGGATTTACTGGAACGCTTTCTTTACTCCATGGGGTAATGTTGCTCACATTGCTTATGATGCAACACCATGTGTTGGATATATTGATCTGGTTGCTAGTGGAGCCACTTCAGTTTCCTTCACGATCCAGAGACCAACCATTGCAAGTAGTTAATGTTTCTCGCTCTTTTCTGGATGCTTTTAAATTTCAGATGAACACAGAACAAGATGATTATCGTACTGGTTATGACGACACATCTTACATTAGACCAGTCAATTCCATTCAAGCCGATAAAATGGCCCTTGGTGGAAGAGTTGAAAAAATTGACGATATGATTCATCGTTCTACTGTTTATGCTTCAAAAACCACAACTATTGGCGATAGAGACTTGTATATTCAGCCTCATATGATCGGTGTCGGCCGTATAGACTCTTTTTCAACTAAACGTTTTGGTTCTACTGATATGATTTCCTACTATGCAAATCTTTATGCTTTTGCTCGAGGTGGTGTGAATCTTCGCATTGCTTCATCTCCCGACCATGCTTACAC